GTGGTATCCCTTAATGGTAAAGAGATGATTGGCTGGGCGTATTGCTCTGTTTCTGTTAGCGTCATCTTCAGACTCAAACAGAACGTTGCCACCTGTTGCGTCCTCGTTGGTGTCTGTGGCAACTCCGAAAATATTGCCACCCCAACATACGAAGAAGCCTGACCATTGGAACTTGTTATCGTTGTCACGGACAATCATAAGTCCACGAGTTCCAATAACTTCGCCATCCTTGGAGCGTTTTATACTCTCAAGGTTCTTTACTTCTACACGCTCATATGCAATTGTTTGCATTTTCGTTTCCTTTCTAAGAGAGCGAGGCTTTCACATCTTGTCGAGTGGTGCCATGACGCAGCGCCAACCGCGTGTGGTGGGCGTGTGATTTACAGCATGCCTCGCTTTGGCTCGGCGACGCTTTACCAGCCGAGACAGAGGCGTGGTGTAAATCACACGCACAACACAACGGTTGCCCCCTTGAGGGGTACGCGTTGCGATTGGCCACCAACTCGACGTGAAGCCACGCTCTCGAAAGGAAACGAGATGCAAACGCTTTTAATTGCATACGAGCGTGTTGATTGAAGTAAAGAACCTTGAACTTGTATAAACGCCCAAAGGCATGGCAAGTTATGAACCGTGGACATGATTGCCATGACACGATAACTTGCCAAGTTCCAAGGTCGGCTTCAAGTGTTGGGTGTGGCTTTCGAGAGTTGCCCGACCCAACAGGACGCCAGCGTGGCTCGTTCGAGTCTGAACGATACGCAACAGAAACGTTCAGAGCACGCCCAACCAATCACCTTTCCAATAGGGAACCCAGCAAACGAGAACAACGGAAAGGTAACCAGTTTGACTGTTAAGAAGTTACTCAACAGCAAACAGAACAGTCAGAACTGATTGGCGTCCTGTTAGTGCAGACTGAGGTCCCAAACAGGAGTGGTCAGATGTGACACAGGTACGTCGCAGGCTGTCTGCAACGGACCCCAGAGTGTTTAATCTGGACCACTACTCTAGTGTGAAACACCCACTATGTTTTTTTGTTACGGTGACACAGTCTGTTTTTGTTGTTTTTTGGTTTGTTTTATAACGATTTGGTTAATTGTTGTCCGTTTTTGTATTTTGGACGGATTAGTATATATATGAGGGGATAAATACTATCCCCTCATCTGTAACTGTAAACAGATATTTAAAGCCTTTAAGGGCTTTAAATATACTGTTCTGTACTGTTACAGAGTGTAGTATTCTAGAGTTACGGATAGGTGTAGGTATGGGGTTCCATAAGGGTAAGGAACACCAGAACGCTATGGATTCTGTGGAGGCTAAGAGATTATTCCTTCAGTATGTTTCTGATGGTGTTGGGGTTCAGCAGGCTATTGGGCTTGTGGGGCGTCAACCTGTTACCCTACGCCAATGGATGTCTCGTGACCCTGGGTTTGCCCGCAAACTTGAGGAAGCCAAGGAGTCTGGGGCTTCTAAAGATTTATCTGGTGATAAGTATCAGATTGAGTTTTCTGAGTTTTCTAAAAAATTTTTAAATAGTTCTATCTTCCCTCACCAGCAAAATTGGGTTGATGTGTTGGAGGGGCGCGACCCTTCTTGGTTGCATCCTAGTATGGTTTATGAACCTGCTGACCCTACAAGATTATTGATTAATGTTCCCCCTGAGCATGCTAAGTCAACTACGATTACCGTTAATTATTCTACTTACAAGATTTGTATGGACCCTGACAATACTAGGATTATTGTTATTTCTAAAACCTTGACTAAGGCTCAGGAGTTTGTTTATTCTATTAAGCAACGTTTAACTAATCCTATGTGGGCTAAGATGCAGGCAACCTATGCTCCTCCTGGTGGGTGGCGTGAGGATGCTGATTCTTGGAAAGCCAACGCTATTACGTTGTCTCGTACTTCTACTGAGAAGGACCCAACGGTTCAGGCTCTTGGTATTGGTGGTCAAGTGTATGGTGCTCGCGCTAGTCTTATTATTCTTGATGACTGTGTAACTGGTGCTAATGCCCATGAGTGGGCTAAACAGTTAGAGTGGATTCAGAAAGAAGTTGTTACTCGTCTTGACGATGAGGGTGTTTTGTTGATTGTTGGTACTAGGTTTTCTGCTACAGATTTGTATAGGGAGATTCGTAACCCTAAGCATTGGTCTAATGGTAAATCTCCTTTCACTTATTTTTCTATGCCAGCAGTTTTGGAAACCGCTGAGGACCCAAAGGATTGGGTTACTTTGTGGGCTAAGACTGATTTGAAGTCAGGTAGTAAAAAAGAACCTGATGCTGATGGTTTATATACTAAGTGGGATGGTCCAGCCCTGTATCGTCGTCGCGGTGAAGTGACTCCTAGTACTTGGGCTTTGGTTTATCAGCAACAAGATATTCAAGAAGATTCTATTTTTAAACCTTCTTGTGTGCAGGCTTCAACTAATGGTATGAGACGCACAGGTCCTGTTAATAATAAATTACCTGGTCATCCTAAAGATGGGGACTTTTACCTGATTATGGGTATTGACCCTGCTATGACTGGTAAGACTGCTGCTGTGATGTTGGCTTATGACCGCAGAACACATATGCGTTATGTGTTGGATGTTTATAATATGGTTGACCCTAGTCCTCAAAAGGTTCGTGCTTTGATGGAAGATTGGGTTAACAAGTATCACCCGCAAGAAATGCGTGTTGAAATTAACGCACACCAGAAAGCGTATGCGTTAGATGAAGAATTAAACCAGTGGTTAACAAATAGAGGGATTCAGTTCCGTTCTCATTTTACTGGTAAAAACAAATGGGATGTTGATTTTGGTGTAGCATCTATGGCTGCCTTGTTTGGTAGTGAACGTGATGGTAAACATCAAGACGATAATTTAATTGAACTTCCTTCTTCTGAAGGAAATGAGCATGTTAAGGCTTTAGTAAATCAATTACTTACCTGGTCTCCAGGTGTAAAGAAATCACAAGCAACTGACTGTGTGATGGCTTTATGGTTTTGTGAAATTAGAGTTAAAGAGTTAATCCAACAATCTGGGTTTGCTCAATCACATACGCATAACAGATATGCAACAAAGGCTGGTATACGTAATAGAGGAACAGTTAATCTAGATGACCTTGCTGCAGCGCAATACGCTGAAGCATACTTATAGGAGTTTGAATGGCACTTGATGTGCAACAGATAGCAGATAAGGTTGAGGCGTTAAAACGTCGCAGCCAGGGTCGTGATGTGCGTATGGCAAATGTTTTGTCTGTACGTCGTGGCGAAATCTCAAACGTTTACCCTGACTTTTTCCCTGAAGGTATGCCTTCACCAATGATTGCTAACTTCATTGATGTTGCTGCACGCGATTTAGCAGAGGTGCTTGCGCCTTTACCTTCTATTAATTGCAGTACCGTTAACACAACTTCTGACCGTGCTAAAGCACAGGCAGAGAAACGCAGCATGATAGCGAACTACTATGTTCAATCTTCACGCTTGCAGACACAGATGTATACAGGGGCTGATTGGTTTCTTACATATGGCTTTTTGCCAATCGTTATAGAATTAGATGTTAAAGATAATCAGCCCCGCATCCGTGTCGATAACCCTCTGGGTGCTTACCCAGAGTTTGACCGTTTTGGTCGTATAACTTCTTATGCACGTAGGTATGTTAAAACTATTGCTGAGTTAGTTGCAGAGTTTCCTGAATACGAAAATCAAATCATTGGACCTATGGGTCGTGATATGACTGATATGTATTCATTACTTGAAATGGTTCGTTATGAAGATGACGACCAAATCCTTTTATATCTTCCTGAAAGAACTAATCTTGTTTTAAAACAAACACCTAATCCTCTTGGTGAGATTATGGTGCGTGTTGCACGTCGCCCAAGTATTGACGAAGAACCACGTGGACAGTTTGATGATGTGGTATGGGTACAACTTGCTCGTGCACGTTTTTCTTTACTAGCATTAGAAGCAGCAGAGAAATCTGTTCAGGCTCCGTTGGCACTGCCTAACGATGTTCAAGAATTAGCATTTGGTCCCGACGCAGTTTTGAGAAGTCAAAATCCTCAACTAATTAGAAGAGTCGGTTTAGATTTACCAAACACAGCATTTACTGAACAAGCAGTGTTGCAACAGGAAATGCGTTTGGGCGCACGTTATCCAGAAGGTCGCACAGGCAATATTGATGCCAGCATCATTACTGGTCAAGGCGTCCAGGCGTTACTTGGTGCTTTTGATTCACAAATCAAAGCAGGACAACAAGTACTTGCACAAACATTTGAAGATGTTATTTCTCTTTGTTTACGTGCTGATGAAAAGATTTTCCCATTTGAAAAAAATGTTCGTGGTTTAAACGACGGTGCACCATACGAACTCAAATACAATCCTGCTAAAGACATTAAAGGTGATTACACTGTAGAAGTTCGTTACGGTTTGATGGCAGGACTTGACCCATCTCGTGCATTAATATTCTCACTACAAGCACTCGGTGGTGATTTAGTATCACGTGAATTTGTTATGAGTGAACTACCATGGTCAGTTAATGTTTCCAAAGAACAAGAACGTATTGATATACAAAAGATGCGCGATAATTTAAATCGTGCAGTTAACGCTGCTGCTGGTGCAATCCCTGAAATGATTGCAACAGGACAAGATGTTTCATCTCTCTTAGGAAAATTTGCTGACATTATTGAAAAACGTCGTGATGGTATAGCAATTGAAAATGCCGTTAAAGAAGCATTCAAACCCGAAGAGTTAGAACAACCTACTCCAGCAGAGGCTACCCTTCCTTCACAGCAGGTTGCAGCACAACCGTCCCCTCCTAGTGCTCCCGCTGGTAGTCCTGCTGGAGCCCCTATGGATATTGCTGCACTGATGGCACAAATGGCAGGTCAATAAATGGCTGAACAAGTATCAGGTGTAGGCAGAAATTCTAGAAGAACAGATTTGAATCCTTCCCAACAACCAGTTAGATATATGTCTGGTGGCACATACGGTGAAGGTCAAGAACTTATGGGTCTTCAACAAGGCGCATCAATGATGGGTCAAGCACCTCAAGCACCTCAACCATCAATGGGTGCTATGCAAGCACTTGCTTCAGCAAGACCTGTTACTCCTTTAACAGCAGTAACTCAAAGACCTAATGAACCATTAACTGCAGGTGTTGATTTTGGCGCAGGTCCAGGAAGTGATATTTTAAACTTGCCTCGCCCACAACAAAGAACATTAAAATCTGTTGTTGAGGAATTAATACCTTTTGACGAAACAGGCGAAATATCTGCAATCTATAATTTCTTACTTGACAGAGGTAATTAGTGGCAACTTCATGGAACGAATTAGTACCTGTTACTAATCCTGAACTTGCTGTTGCTGGATACAAAGCAGGTCTACAAAACACTGACTTAAAACAAATCAGAACTTGGGATAAGTTATACACAAAACATCGTGAACTACTTGACATCAAAGATGACAAAGTAGCATTTGATACTTACAACAAACTTGACCCAGTTATTCAACAGATGCTTACAGATAATTTTCAAGCAAATTATATGTCTCGTCCAAAAGATTGGACTGCTGGGGACCTTATTGCTGATGCTTTAAAGTTAGCACAAAGCCCATTTAAAGCAGGATTCAAAGCATTAGAAACCTACAGCCGTGCAATTTCTTTACCTTATCTTGCTGTTAAAGCAAGAGGACAAGGTGATGACACTTCTAATCTTTGGAAAATTTGGCGTGACGA